CAATACGAACAAGAAAAACAACAACAAGAACAAGCAATGAAAAAATCAAAAGGTGGATTTAAATAATAAAAATCTAAATTCTTGATATTTATTATTGAATAAATTAAAGGAATACAATGCCTAAATACAAAAACATAACAGAAAAAACTAAACAATCAATTCTTGATAAAATTTTTTATAATATAGCTCGTGGTCTTAGACCAACTATTCTTAATAAAATGGCAAAAAAAGACCCAAGAGTGGCTAAAAATTTAAAAAATTTAGAAAGAGCAAGAAACGACTTTTATGATTCTTTAGATGCTTTTGATAAAAAATACGGCAAGTAAGTCTTTAGTTATCAATCAATTTTTATTTAACAATCAATAATACAATATGGCAAACGGATTTAAAAAATCAGGACTTCAATTTCAAGGAGTTAAAAAAGGAGAGTATGAAATTGCTTTCAACGCGGCTAACGCAACAGAGTTTCGCAGTATAATCAAAGATGTAGAAGCCGGAACTCGAAGTGTTGATGATGCACAAAAAGCAGTTAATGAAAAGTTAGCAGGTGCAGTTAGTAAACAATTAGAGTTAAATAAATTGGCTAAAGAAGAAGAAGACACACGAGGTGGTTTAGTAAATAATGTAAAAAGAGCACTAGGTTTTGCTTTTAAGAAAAAAGATTTAGATGAAGTTCAAAAAAGATTATCTGAAGCAATAGAATCTGGTGATAAACAAAGAATTAAAGATGCTGAAAAATTAGTTAGTAAAACACAACAATACAATAAAGCACAACAAGAAGCATTTAATGACTTTAAATCATTTTTTCCTGGTTTTGTTGACTTTTTAGAAAACATAGATAAAGCAAGAAATATATTCAAAAAAATAGCTAAAAGAGTAGGAAAGGTTGGTGGTGGGATAGCCGCAGGTCTTTTGATTGGTTTAGCAGTTCTTGTAAATTTTGTAAAACAAGCCAACGCATTAAGTCAAGAATTTGGTGGTGGAGTAAAAGCAAATTTAAAAATAGCCGCAGCATTAAAAACCCAAACCATTAGAGCTAAATTCTTTGCATTATCAGCAGAACAAGTTAGAAGTTCATTTGATGCAATAGCCTCTACCTTTGGTGATGTAAGTGTAGCAAGTGCTAAATTTGCTGTAGATTTGGCAAAAGTATCAAGAGATACTGGTGTTTCTGCAGAAAATGTAGCAAACTTAGTATCATTGTTTAATCCATTAACAAATGGTTCAAGACAATTATCATTAGACTTGGTTGAATCAGTTTCATCACTAGCAAGAGCACAAGGTGTAGCATCCGGTGTGTTGATTGATGAACTTGCTTCTAATGCTGATTTATTTGCATCATTTATTGGAAAAGGAGAACAAAACTTAATTAAAGCCGCTGCCGCTGCGAGAAAGGTTGGTGTTGAGTTTGGTTCTATTGTGGAATTAGGAGACGGATTACTAGACATTACGGAACGAATCAATAAAGAACAAACTTTATCCACAATACTTGGAAGACAAATAAGTTTAGAAAGATTCACTGCTTTAAATGCCGCAGGAGATACGGTAGCCGCTCAAGAAGAATTAGCCAGACTATTAAGAAATACTGCTGACCTATCACCACAATTAAGAAGAATATTTGCAAGTGAATTAGGATTAGGTGTAGCCGACATACAAAGATTAACCGGATTAAGAGGTGGAATGCCAATGGCCGGTGCTGTTGGTGCAACTGGAGACCCAATGTTAGACGAAGCTAAAAAACAAACTAATGAATTAAAAAATCTTAA